ATAATCAGAAAGGTTCTCCACTAAATAATAGTAGGCATCTCTTGGATTTAAAGTCTTTTAGACTAGAGTCTATTCCTTTTTGTCAATAAGGTTCTTTCGAATTGTCTTACCATTTATCCACTTATAATAAATATCTGCGGTTGGCAAGGGGTTATTTTTCTGTAATTCAGAACCAAACTCCTTAATCAACCGCAATATTTTTAATTTAATTTCTTTATCATTTAGATTGTTATTTTTTAGCATTTAACATTTCTCTTAATGTATAGACTTGTTGTACCATTTTATCATGATCTGGATGCTGTTTATTCCAATAAGGATTAGCTTTATCATTAGTAATACTAGCAATTTCAGATTCAATATCCTTCATTGTATTTACATTTTCAGATTCTGTAGAAACAATTTTATCTTCTTGCATCATATCTGCTATCTTTGCAAAACCTTTTATAATCTCTGGATGATCTCCAAGTCTTGTACCATTTGATAAAGTCATATCTAAAACTTCTGCATTAATATTAGCTTTTGCTAATGCACCAGCTTGTTTAACTTTACCTTCAAAATCTCTACCCCATTCTTGCCTTAACTGTTGTTCAGCTTGAGCTTGAGCAGTTTCTGTATCAATCTTTGATTGTTGTGCAGTACCTTCCATATTATTTTTATAGAACTCTAAAATACCTTGAGCTTGTTTATTGTTTAAACCTAGTTTATGTGATTGTTCTGCAAATTGTTTTATTGCATTTTCATCTAAGTTTATTACTTCAGATTTTGCATCTAAAGTATATTTATCAGCAGACTCTGGTCTACCTAGTTTATCATATACTTCATTCCATGCTTCTTCTGTAGAATTATTAGTTGGAATAACAACTTTATCTTGACCAATCATTTTTGTAGCATTGATATAAGATTTTGCTAACGCATCTATTTCTGTAAACTTTTCAATGTTAGGATCATTTCTATATGCTTCGCTTATAGAATCTTTCCAAGATGATGTTGTCGTAGTGGTTGTTGTAGTAACTTCTGGTTTTGTTTCAGTAGTTGGTTGTGTTGTTGGTGTTTCTGTTTCTGTAGTTGTCTTTTGTTCTACAGGCACAGTTTCCTGTGTTATCTGTTCGCTTGACATAGTTATCTTCCTTTTTCATTTTCCTTTTGCAGCATTGATTTAATAAATAGAAGAACGCTGCGTTGTCCTTCCATGTATGCACTTTCATGACTATCACCTTTTACATTAGTGGTAGAATGATAATGACATCTTTTTTCAAGATCGACTAAGACTTCTTTGCCTTCGTCTGTATTGAATATGTATTTATAATTTGTTTTTAATCTATTAATTAATTTTTCTAGTTGTTTTGTTTCTGACATACTATTCCACTTCAGCATTTGCTACAGCTCTTGCTTCTTCTGGCAAGGCTTTCGCTAGTGGTGCTACATCTCCTCCTGCTTTAGCAACTTGTTGTAGTTGTTGCATCTGTTGCATTTGTTCTTGTTGTTGTGCTGCTTGTTGTCTTTCCGCATTTACTTGACTTTGTGATTTTAATATTTTTTGTGGCACACCAACAATGTCTGCCAAGTGTTTTACAAGGTTATCAAAATTAACATAATCAAATACTGGTGCTACATTTGCCAGTGATCCTAATATTTCTATTGCTCTCATAATAGATTGTAGTTCTGTAGACTTTTGTGCTTTAGCAAGTGGTGAAACATATTCTATTTCTATATCTCTACCTGATAAAAATTCTGGAGCTTGTGGTAACATATTGTTACGAAGTAATATTGCAAACACTCTATCAATCAATGGTTTTAATAATTCTGATTGTAGTCTACCTAATACTGGTCCTAACAATCTCATCTTTTCTTCGTTTCTTTGTATGACCTCTGTTGCTGTCATTTGTGGACCTTGTTGCATCATTAATTGATTTACATAAAACACAGCTCTAATACTATCTCGTCTTTGATCCTCCATATTTAAACCTAATGGATTATTTGCACCAATGTTTAATGGTTCAATTCTATCTCTTGTACCTGATCTATAAAAATTTAATCCACCTGGTACAGTTCTAACTGGTAATAAGAATCCATCATCAGGAACTAATAGTGGTGGGTCTACTTGTTTCTGTGCAGCTTTAATAGTTGTTTTTGACATTTCATTTAACATCTTAACATCTGGTAAAGCTGTCATTGCTGGTGATCGACCATAGATTTCATTTGATGCTTTTAAGTATCTTGGTACAACAAATGGAAATTCTTTAAAACCTGATACAGATAATTCGTTACCATTTTTAAATTCTAAATAAACAGATTCAAATGGCATATTTTGTTTATCTTTTTTATTAGGATTAAAATCTGTTCTTGGATAAACTGCGTGTAATATTTCTATTTCTTCATAAGGATTCTTTTGTGCTTTTGATTGTATTTCACTTGACACTTTATTACCAAATTTTTGTAATGATGATCTAGCACTTAATTTAAACTTTCTAAATATTGTATCTATTCTTCCTTTGTCATTTTCTGCAATAAATACTTCATTGATATGTCTTGTTGAAAATTTAATTAAATCATCATTATCTTCTTCAATAAACATTGCTGCTGTACCAAAAGTAATAAGGTCATGGTACAATTCAAATATTTCTTGTTGAAAGTTTGATCTGTTAAATGCTGTGTACATTACATCAGTTGCTGACTCTAACCAAAGTTTTGCATCATCTTCATTGTCAACTTCTTCATCTTTAAATCTTAAAGTAAACCAAGGAGTAGATGGGTTTGTTAGCATACCATGTAAAGATGCTGCTAATAATTCTACTGCTTGTATAGGTGATGAGTCAAAGACTTGTTCCATTCTTTTATCACCTCTAGCTCTTTGTTTTGTTACATCAGCTTTTCTTGGTTGCATATAATCTGCAACATCTTGCCAATGTGTTTCCCAGTTTTGTCTTTGACTTTCAAGTTTTTCAAACCTAGATAATAAACCTTTTGTTAAATCTGTTCGAGCCATTATCTTCCTAATAAACTTTTCTTACCTAATGTTAATGTTTGTTCTTCTACACCTTCAGGTCCTGTTAAAATTGTAGTTGATCTACCTCTTGCTTTAGTCTTTCTTGCATCATAACCATCCATTGCAGTTGCTGTAGCTTGTGAAACTTCTGGTGCTGTAGGTGTTGGTGCTGGTGATTTTTGTTTAAATAATTTAACGATTGGTTTTGCTACTACTGATCCCATATTATACTCCAAATGTTAATGATGATTTAGTTTCTTTAGTATCTTTTGTTTTTACTTTTGCTTCTGGTTTCTTAACTTCGTTTTCAAAAGTTTTATCTTCATCTAATACTAAAACTTCTTCTACCTTTTTAGGTTTTGCCTTTGGTTTTTTTTTAAATATTTTTTTAATTTTTTCTAACATTATGATCCTAATAAAGTTTTTTTAGATGTTTTTATATTATTTGATAATAAACCTTTAGAAGTTACTATTCCACTTTTATTTGAAGAAATATATTTTATTGGTTTTTCTTTTGGTATTAAAGTATTTTTTTTTTTTATTTTTGTAAATAATTTTTTTACTTCTGGTTTGTTTATTAATTTTGGAATCATTTTACCAATCATATTATTTACCTAATAAAGTTTTCTTTTCTGTTTCAGCATCTTCTTCAACACCTAATGGTGAAGTTAAAATTGTAGACTTTCTACCTTTTCTTTTTCTTTCCATAGCTCTTTGCTCTGCCGCAATTTTGTCTTTTTCTGCCTGTGAAAGTTCTGCTGAAGGTGGTTCAGGCAAAGGTTGAACTGGTGGTAGCGGTGGCATTTTTGGTTTTAGAAATCCCATAATTATAAAATCCTATATTCATTATCTGCTACACTTTGTGGAGCAGTTTGTCTATCATTAATTTCTTGTAGTCCTACACTTAAATACCTCATAGCATCACAAGCGTGTGAACTCCAATCGTGTACAGGTTTTGATCTAAACATTCTGTTTTTATCAATATACTTCCTGTGGTAATGTCTTAACGCATCTATTAACTTTTTGCAATGGTCAGTATCAATCCAGCATCTAGGCAAGGTCATTGTGGTTGCGTGTATGCCATCTTCTAATGGAATTTTTGGTACGACTTTAAACCTAACTCCTAATTGATAGGCGACCTCTCTTCTGGTCTTACCATTACTGAAATCTGTAACTTCAATGTCATGTGGTGCAAAATGATCTTTGTAAACATAATCTTTATCTTTAATAATCTGCACATAGTGCGGTAAACCTTGACCTCGTTCCTCGTGGTAATCAATAATGTTTACTGATCTACCTAATTGTTGAAAGAATATTATTGCAGAATGATCTGAAACTCCAAGATCCCAGCTTGTAGACACAGGTAATGATGGGTCGTATGGAACTCTTGTTAGCTGCTTTTGATCTTCCATCTTTGCCAAGACATCTGAATATACTGCACCTTCTATGTTTGCTATCCAATCACATTCAAACTCTTGCAGGTACTTTTTTTCTCCCATTACCTCTTTTGCCTTGACTAACTCTTCATTGTCTACAATATTAGTATCACTAGCTTTTGCCTTGTAGTTGAACCAATCATCAGCTCCTTGTGCGTGTTGGTATAGTTCATAAAAGTTGTTGTTCATTCCAGCAGGTGTACCAATAAACACGCAGTTCATCTCT